GTGCAGGTTCGCAGGCTGCATCGAGCACATAGTCACTGGCCGGCATCACCTGAGTCGTGCCATTCATGTCCAGATACTCGATGCGCACCACCTCCTGAACCGGGCATTTGGCGAGCAGGATCGCGTGACCCGGCAAGCCAAATGATGCGCCAGGGGAAGATTGCATGAGTGGCGGCCCTGGAAAGGCGTCGAGCACCAGCTTCCAGCGGGCAGTGATCAACTGCCGGCCGGTCTTTGTCTCGGCTGCCTGGCGCGCCGCGATGATGAGCGAGCCGATCAGCAGGTCATCATCGCCACCGTCCACCCGCAGGTGTTGCTTTGCCTCGGCAAGCGAGACCGGCTCGCCAGCGGGTGGGGTGACGAGTTGCAGCGGCATCAGACGATCTGCACGACAGCAGCCTGGTTAGCGGTGTTCGCGGGCAGTTCGCGGCCATTGATGCCCAAAACCTGCGCGGCGGTCTGGCTTGCTGCCACCCCCACCGTGACGGACAGGCGAACAAAGCCAAAGCCGTTGACCGTGTCCAATTCTTCGGGTTTGACGTTGATGAGTGCCTGCTTGTTGTCACCGCTGGCCTTCACGATCTGAGTGATCGACTTGCCAGCGATGTCTTTGGCCGCGGTGCCGGAGGCGTCCTGAGCCTGCTGGACCTTGGCATCAAGCGTCGCGCCCGTGCCCATCACGCCGGTCTGGACAATGGCCAGAAGGCCGTGGTGGTTTGCCACTGAGATCCAGCCTGTAGTGGCGGTTCCAGCCGCTTGGCTGGAGGGATCGAGCGTAGCCAGGATGGCGAGCAGTTCACTGCCCTTTGCGTTGGGAAACATGAGTGTTCTCCTTAAGAGTTAGGGCGATCAGCGCGCGCCCAGTTGAACGAAGGGCGACAGGCTGGAACTCCCCTTCGCAGGCGTGATGGGCGCTGCGATCTTGGATTGGCCGTCCATGCGGAAAGTGGTACGGAAGGCCGTGAGGTCCGCATCGAAGTACAGGTGCATGGAGGTCGCCGTCTGCATACCGCCCGCCTTGGTGATGGTCTGGTAGTACGACAGGTCAGCCAGCAGCACGTCACCTTGTCCCGAGAAGGAGTTGGCATGCTGCGAGACGAAGACCGGGCGACCCAGCAAGGTGCCGTAGGGCGAGACCTGGATGCCGCCCACACCCAGACCCGTGGGCAGGTAGATCGGGTAATTGCCCAGGGTCAGGGTGAAGAGCGCCGGCAGCACGTCGTTGTTGACGATCCACACCGCCTTGGCAAAGGAGCCAGGAGGCAGGCGCGAGATCATCTTGGCGAGGTTTTGGGCCAAAAGAGTCTGAGTGGCTTGCCCCGACTCCTTGGTCACCGTCACTGTGGTGGCTGCGGTCATACAGCCGGCCGGAACGCCTGTGCCCGAGCCGAACAGAATGGACTCGTTCGTCTTCCAGCGAATGGAGTTGGCGATCTTGTCGGGCAGGTAGGTCGACAGAGCATTGGTGTCATCCAGCAACTCGTCGGTTACCGGCACCAGCGCCATGAGCTTTTTCAGGCGTAGCGTGGCCAGTCCCAGGACGGGCTTGGTGCCCGCCGCCGGGGTGGCCTCACCCTGCCAGAAGGCGCGGATGCCGTTACTGCCCCAGGGCGTTGTCTCGTCTTTGGGGAACGCCATGGTGTTGCCGGTGATCTCGACGTTGTCGGTCAGCGGCAGCAGGGAGTCCTCACCCAGGGAGAGCTGAAAGATTTCCTGCGCAAACTGGGGCGGCACCAGAAAGCCACCGTCTTGGGCCGAGCCTTCGCTGCCGAAGGTGGTGGGCGCGGCTGCGTTGCGGCCCGAGCCCACAATGAGCCGCTCATCAATACTCGCCCCAGGCTTGTGGGCCTGGCAGACGGTCTTGAGGAACTCGCCCACGGACTTGAACCCGTGCTTGGGGTCAGCTTCGAGGTTTTCGGAGACGGAGATGACGGGGTTGCCGCTGGAACCAGCGCCCAGGTTCGGGACATGTGAAGGAAGATGCGCCATCTGGGCCTCTTCCGCGATCAGAGCGGCCTCACGGTCAATGGCAGCCGAAGTTGCCTCGATCTTGGCTTTGAGGGCCTCGAAGGCAACGACTTCTTGCTCGTTCATATCGCGCTCTTCAGCGGCAGCGATCTCGGTCAGGTTGCGGGCGTCCTTGACCAGGGCGGCCTTGCGAGCTTGAAGCTCGCGCAGTTGCTTACTCATAGGTTCTCTCCAGAAATGAAAAAACCGCCTGGTCAAAGATTCGAGGCGGTTGCTTGGGTTGGATGCGACCTACGGGCCGCATGGGAGGTGCGACCAACTGGTCGCGGTTTCTGCCGACCTCTATGGAGTGCGGCGGATGGCGTGGGTTAGATCAGGACGAGGGATGCGCGCGCCTGTGCCAGGCGGGTGGCGCCCTTGACTTGAGACGCACGGGCTTTCTTTTGCATCTGAATCAGGACTTCGTCGAAGGTGGCGATGCCGTCCACCATCTTCTGGGCAAGCGCAGCATCTGCGCCAAGGACACGGCCCTGGCCCATGCCGTCTCGTACCTCAGCGACCGATACGCCACGGCCCTTGGCCACAGCTTTGACGAATGCGTCGTAGTAGTCATCGACGCGGGACTGCATGAAGGTCTGAGCCTCGGCGTCCAGCGGTACATAAGGGTTACCCTCGACCTTGTACTTACCCGCTGAGATGAGGGTGGGTTTGACCCCATCCTCTTCCAGCGCCTTGGAGTAGTCGAAGTGGGCCTGCCAGACGCCAATCGAGCCCACCTCTCCGCCTGGGGTAACGTAGAACTCGCTGGCCGCGCATCCAATCCAGTAGGCGGCCGATGCCGCCAGGCTATTGGCCACAGCAATCACCGGCTTTTGGGTGCGGGCCCGGGTGATTTCAGCGGCCAGTTCAGCCACCCCGTAAACGCTGCCACCAGGGCTGTCGATG